ATTTGTTCGGCTAAATCTACCTTCTCTTTAAATAAAGCTATTTTCTCTTGTTCAAATAAGATAGAAGGAGTAGATAATTTTATTTCAAAATTAGTCAAACTCTCTCCTGTGAGTCCTTGAGTATATAAATGAACTAAACCAATCTTAGTCAACTCAGATTCCATTATTTTTTGAATACGTTCTACCGTTCTTGCAAATCTTATATCTTCTGCAGCAAGAGTTGCTTTACCTTGCAGGTCTCCTTCATATCCAAAATAAGCTTTTGGAATTTTTAGAGCTGCAAACATTTTTTGCTGTAAGAACTCTACATCTTGAATACCATCATATTGTAATCCTGGTGTGGTATCAATCTTAGTAGAAGTATCTCCTCCACGAACTGGAAGATAGAAGTCTTCCATCATATTCTGTAGATTGAATCTTAAATTATATTGACCATCATCAGAAAGGTAAGGAGTCTTTTTCATCTGATTAATAGTCTTTTGCATAAACTGCTCAACCTCATTTGGAGGAATAGTACCTACGTTAATGTAGAAGATTCTCTTTTCAGGAGCTCTCATAATTCTATGAATCAACATCGCATCTTCCATTAAAGTAACTTGCTTGAAAATCTTTCTAGCAGGCTCTAAATAGGAACGTCCGTAAGGTAAGTAGTTAGTATCTGATATTAATCTAAAGTGTGCTACTTCATAATTATCAAATCTAATTTGTCTTTCTTTTCCATCTCTTTTAGGAAGGTAGTTTGGATTCTGTGAAGCTGCAATACCGTCAGGATCTAATACGAATTCTACAGAAGTTGGATTTTCTGGATTAGTTCCTTCTTCTCTAACCATATGGTACACAGTGTAAGGGAGAACGTTATAAACTCCATACTTTTCAGCTACTTCTAACTTTAAAAAGAAATCTCCATACTTACACATATTTCTAGTCCATGACCATAAATTAAAATCTATATTAAGGACATCGTAGTATAAGTTATAAAGTATACGCTGGATGTTTTCATCGGAAGATTTAATAGATAGCAACTCTCCCATTTCATTTCTAACTGTAGCTTCATCTGCAATAATATCTAAAGCAGAAGCTATAATAGGATCTGTATCCATCGCCTCATAATCAGAATATAACTGAATACGTAGAGTCTGGTAGTTAAGGTTAGGATTAAATATATTTTTATTATTGTAAATATATAAACGACTAAATCTATCTATTAAAGAGTTAGTTTGATATCTACCAGTAGTCTGTATTTGATTGACGTCAGCTATTTTTAACTGAGTTCCTCCGACATTACGTATAACAACGTCGTTAGAGAATAACGTTTTCAGCCTTCCAAATAATGAAGTATCCGCCATTTAAGTATAATTTTAATTATAAATAGTCTATTTCAATAACCAACTAATGTCTTCTTCACCATGTTGGGTCTTATAAAGATACGGATTTTCTTGTCGATTAGCAACTGAGGACATTATAACTTTATTTTTAGCATTTGAATTAGCAAAAGAAGATAGTTGTGCTCTGGCTAGATCCAGGCCTTGCTGTTGTAATCTTAAGGCAGTATCTCTTACATATAATGCTGTTGCAAATGACATTACTAAATCATCATTATATCTTACTTGAGCTTGAGCTTTACCGTTTTTCCAAATAAAGACTCTCATTTCTTCAAGTAATCTTTTTGATTGAATAGTAACAGATCTGTCTCTTACATACTCCATCATCTTTGCAATTACTAAAGGTCTAGTTCTCATAGACATTGTAAATCCAGGAACTAATTTATCTCTTTCGTATTTTTGCATATATGACTCTACTGTCTCATTATGTGACTTAGGAGAGAAATATAAATTTCTATATTCACGTTCTTGAATCTGTTCTATTGTAGACCATCCAATATTAGCATTCTCTACTACAAGTAAAGCATCGTTATACTCTGATGCTATTCCTACAAGTACATTACCAAATTCTTTTGGTGATATCTTACCTTTATATTCAGCTACCTGTATTGCATTTTCTATATCAAATATATGACAGGCAGAATAATCTGTTGAATCTCCTCTTGCAACATCAGCTACAACCATATATGATTTTGTATAATCAGGAGCTTCCCATATCCAAAAATTACCATCGACACCTCTTCGTTCCATAGGTTCTTTTAAAGAAGTTTGTTCTATAAAAGTCATATCATCTGGTTCGAAGACAGTATCCCCAGAAGCTAAGAAATCACAATCGCATTCTTGCCCAGCCATACGAGGCCCTAGATCTGAGTCTTGTTGATCTCTCCACTCTTGGTTTCTTTCAGGATGTACTGTCCATGGTAATTTAATAGGGATAAAACTATTTTCTCTTGATTCTGCTTTTGCCCAGGTTTGATGAAACCAGTTACCGATACCGTTAGGGGTAGATAATGCCATACATTGTCCACCGGTAGCAAGCGTTTGCTGTGCTGCAGTAAAGGTCTCTTCAATGTTATCAATGAAGGCTGCCTCATCTATTAACAGTAATGATACTGCTTCTGATCTTGCAGCATCTGCATTAGATGATTTAGCTGTTATTTTAGATCCGTTTTTTAATCTTAAAGATAATTTATTTTTTTCTACCGCCGGCAGTTTCAACCATTTAGGTAATTCATCATACATAAACATAGTTTTAGAAACTAAGTTACGAGCTGTAGCCTGAGTAGTAGCCAGAGCTAATACGTTTTTATCTTTATGGAAAAGCATTAGCCAAAGAGAATATCCAGCAGCAAGAGTAGATATACCAAGCTGTCTAGATTTCAAAGTAATCAAATATTGATGATCTCTAAATAGGTGTAATACTTTAGATTGAAAAGGGTAGAGGTTAAATAAAATTCTACCACGGGTAGGATGTTGTATATAACAGTACTTCTTCATGAAGTACGAAGGATCTTTAGCACATTTAATATACTCCTGTGCTATAATTTTTTTTATGTCTTGTGCCATAACTGTTTTTATCCAAATATGGATTTAAAATCTACTGCAATCTCCCCACCTTTAATTTCTACTAAATTTAAAAGATCAGCTTGTCTTAATCTATCGAAATCTATATAAAAGAAATGTATGTTACCTTCTATAACAGCACTAGCTATATAACCTTCATCTCCTGGTTTGGTTGAAAACTTACTTATAACTAATCTGGATAGTACTGCTTTAGCTGCGTCTTCTACATCTGAGGGTGAATCTAGTTCATTATCTAACGCATCTAACTTTTCTTTAATATTTCTTATTATTTCAAACTGTTCAGCTTCTTGAGATAAAATTCCCGAGTCTTTTACTTTGAATATATCTTGGAAAGCTATTAACAACTCTTCAGGTCGAAAATTAGTAGGTGTGATAGCTTTTTTAGTACTTTTTAGATTCAATATTTTCATTAAAGAATGAAAACCGAAAACTATATTAAGTATTCTAATATTAGTTTTTTGACTTGCGAATTTACCTAATTTGATCTTTCCTGTATGTTTTCCGTAGGCTTTAACTTCTACTTTTTTATCGCCAATCATTAAATCAGGATTATCACTACCTCTAGTATCGTATGTAGTTATAGGATTTTTTTGATGTTGGTAAAGCCAGTATATTGCAAGCTCTCCAGGTCCAACTGATTGATCAGGGGAGAGTTTAAAAATTAGTTTATAGTTTTTTAGATCTCTACTGTCTACTTTTATAGTTCCAGACCCTGCAGGTACAGTATATTGGCCAAAAACTTCAGGTATTTCCCCGCCGAAGTTATCTCTAATCATTTCATCATATTGATTAGATTCTTCTACTAGTAAGGTATTTTCTGTTAACTCGGAAATAAGGTTATCTAATATAGCTTTATCTTCAGCATTATTAATTGATGGAATACCTGTTTTAGATCTCCAAGCCCACTCAGTATACAGTTTATCTATTACATTCATATGTATATAATTTTATTCCTCGTCTTCAAAATCAATTGGTTCGTCTGATAGGTCTGTTTCTCCGGCTTCATCTTCACCTCCTAAATCATCTAAACCGCCGGTATCAGCTGCTCCAGTATCGGCTCCACCGCCTCCTCCTAAATCATCAAATCCTGCGTCACCCCCAGTTTCCTCTTGTTCATCTTCCGGTTCACCCATCGGTGCTTCTTTAGCAAGGATTGCTATATCTTTAAGAGCTTCTTGAACTTCTGTGGCATTACCTAAGTAGTGTCTTTCCCCTCGTACTTGAATCTCCCAATCTTTACCTAACCATTTTAAAGTATATTCTTGATTATTTTTAATAACAACTGCTAGTTCAGTAGGTTTGGGAGTAATCAATCTTACTTCCTTTATGAAATCAGAATAGTCATCTGTATGTAGTTTTATAAGAGCCTCTTCTAAGTCTGGGTATCTTCGGGCAAATACTTCTACGCTTTCCGGTGCTTCTGCTTCAGCTAAAACTTCATAATAAGCTTCTGCTAAAAGTGCTTTAAACTTTTTTTTTGAAATTTTAGTTTCGTTCACTTTCTTTTTCATTGGAACATACTTACCG